CATTATATGTAGCCATAATTATTCTCCTTAGTCTATTTTAATGTGTTCTGCAATCAGAGCGTCTGATCTTAGAACTTTTCTGCCAAAGACATGTAAGCCTCTAACAACGTCAGCAAATGATTCTGTGTCTCTTACAACTTCCATTTTTGCGATATGGTTAGCAGTTGCAGTAGAAGACATGTGTCCAGACATCACTTTGAAGAAGTCAGATGTGCTTGATGCAGCAAAGTTATTGGTTTGATACATAGTGAAGTTATGGATTTTTCCATTGTACACTTGACCATTTCTTAGTGGTCCAGCGGCTCCAGTAGTATCAGCCATTAATTTGTTGTTGGCTTTACCTAGTTCTTCATAGAAGTCAGGGCTTGCTAGAAACCATCTTCCATCTATCGGAACATCAGCAGAGTCCAATCTTTTAGCGTGATTTGCGATTACGTTAATTGGGTCAATTTCAGGTGAACCAGCCAGAGACGTACCTTCTGCGTACGTTCCAACGTCTTGTCCAGATCCATCTGATCCAACTGTAGTTCCTGCACCACTAAACATCGCAGCAATGATATTCTGATCATATGCATTTTTTAGAGCGTATGCACCAGATGATGATGCAACAGACTCAAAATTCACATGAGAATGTCTTTCTTCGATATCATCCACTTTAAATGCAAAAGCATTTGCTTGGTCAACAACCAAAGTAATTTGATCGTCTGCAAGCTCTTGTGTATTGATAACGGAGCCACGAGTGTAACTAGCAACAGTAACTACGGGTTCTTTGATAATTCTTACCGTGTCACCAAAATTTTCAATTTCTCCAGCATAGTCGGTGTTTGTAATATCTTCAACAACCGAAGCAGTTCTGAAAAACTTTTGAACCTTCTGGCTATAAATTTCAGGTATGAAATTATCATTAGGCAGGTTAGCATAACCTGCAGCTCTTGATACTGCCATAATTTTTCTCCTTTATAGCGTTAGTTAAGTTTTTGTTATTGCTTTATACGACCTTCTCTTCTAGCTTGCATAATATCTTTTTCGTGTTTATCAAACTCATGAGGTTTTAACCTAGATATTTCATCAACACTCCAAATTTTCTTTTCAGTAACACTAATTTGGTTGCCCTTTTTAGTTGATGTAACTGCTTTTGCGGCTTCCTTCTTTACATCTTTAGATTCTGATTTACTTTTTTTAGTAGTAATGCCAGCATCCATTTTATAAAGATCTATAGCTCTTGCAGCTAAATCAGCATTGTCTGTATTTTCATACAACCATCCTTGAATAGTGGGATCCTGTTTTTGTGCCCAATCATGAAATTGATCAGTAGCACGGATCTCCTGAAAATCAGGATGTCTTTTTAAAAGTTCAACTTCAGCTTTTTCTTTTGCAATTTCTGTTTGTTGCTCCTGTAAAAACTGATATTTCTCTTCAAGTTTTTGTGCACGTTCATCTGCTTTAGTAAGAGATATAGTTTCTATAATATCATAGACATCTGGATATTTCTTTTTCCACTCTGCTAAATCATTTAGATCAGTAGGTGGTAGCATTTTATTAGTGCTTTGTTCAAGTTGAGTTCTTAAGTTAGTTACTTCATTTTTATGCTTACTTAAGGTCTTGTCGTAATGGCGTTTAAGATCGTCATAACGTTTCTTAAAAGCCTTCTCCTCGGCTGTTACAGGGCGTTCTTCAGGAGTAGCCTCTTTTTCTTCTTCGGTGTCCTGTTGTTCGGTAGCTGTATCAGTATCCTTATCATCGAGATCTCTTCTATACTTATTTTGATAAGGTGTTGGCTCAAGTATTTCTTCTACTTGATCCTGTTCAGGTGTAGTTTCTACTACTTGTTCTTCTTCTGTAGTCTCTACTACATCTTGTGTTTCTTCAACCATATTGTCCTCCTAGTTGAGTTGGGTGCCTTATGGGAAGGGTAGCCCTCGTGTGCTTCTAAGCCATCATTGGCGTAGAAGGTGGCACGTTAGTTTGTGGTGCACCTTCTGGTGCTCCGCCTAATCCACCTTGTGGTGAATCAGGAATATCTGTCTGTACTTTTGATCTAAGATCTTGTTCCATCATTTGAATAGACTCTTCAATGCTATCTGCTGGAAATGCAGATGCAATTACAGAAACTGGTAAACTTACAGTAGGTTGTTCAGGACCAATGTCTTGAACCATTTGCATAATTTCTGGACCAAATAATTCTCCTATTGCACCTTTAACAGCTGGTGTTAAATGCTGCTCTAAAGCTAAATCTGCTTCAGGAGATAAATTATCTACTGCATTTTTAAATTCTTGTGGGCTAATATTTACTGGTTGAGGTTGTCCTCCACCTTGCATAGGAGCTTGCATAGGTGCTCCTTGTTCCATAGGCATAGCACCTTGTGGATTATTCATTAGAGCTTCTACTGCCATTTATATTCTCCTTTAGTTTTGTATCCAATCTAAAATTTTATATTTAGTTGGTTTTAAATTTATTATGTATGAATAAATATTATTTTCACATATATCCATTTTAACATAGTCGTTATATAATTTATGTAATGCTCTTTCTCCAGTAATAGTATAAACAAAAGATAAATTATTTTTATTAGCTTGATTTTTTATTTCTTCTACACAAAGAATCATTCCTTTAAATAATTTTATTTTACTAACTTTTGGGTTAGAAAATAGTCCCCACATAAATCCTAGTTTAGATGAATCATCTATAAATAAACCTGATGCACAGATAGGCTCTTTATCTATAACCATTACTCCATGTTTTGGTAATACTTCTTTTGGTATTACAGATTCCCAACGTGGATTAGTATACTCTTTACACCAATTATAAATAGTAGGATAGTCTTTATCAACATCCCATAGTCTAGCTTGCATTAATAACTTTTATATTTTCTTGACTGCGATCAATTCCATATGCATGCCAGTTATCAAAAAAATCGTTTTCATCTTTAATTAATTTTTCTTGTTCATAAACTTCAAAGTAATCTGTAAATAAAATATTATCTATTACAATTCTTCTATTTTCAGAACCAAATACATATACTGTATGCTCATTACTATCTACAACTTTACTGTATTTACTATCTGCGACACGTATCCATTTATTATTTTCATTTACCATATGGCTACCAGAAACTTTAATTCCTTTATAGTCATGTAAATTTTCAGTTAAAAATTTACCAGTTGCAAAAACTTTTCCACCTACTTCAACAATATCTCCTAGATCTATCTTTTCAACTTCTTTTTTAGTTCCATCTGCCATACTAATCATTGTACCTGCTAAGAAACATTCATTGTCACCGCCTTTACCGCCTTGTGCTGCTTTAGAAGATTTTCTACCTTTTTTAGTTTTTGATTTAGTTTTTGATTTACTTTTAGTATTTACAGCATTTCCTTTGCTATCTGTAACAGCATTACCATGTTTATCTCCAACTTCATTGCTTCTAGCTTTATTACCAACTGCATTAGTTCTATCTACTGATCTACTTTTTTCTGCTTCTTGCTCTCCAACTTTATCTCTTGCTTCTGCTATTGATCCTGGTTGAGCACTACCATCATCGTTACGTCCAATATTTTCAACTCCTCTTTTTTCTGTGCCTGTAGCATTAGCCCCATACCTTGAAGCATCTGCACTTGCTTGATCCATGGCAGCCTGTGCTTTATCTCTAGATAATCCGCTAAAACCTGCAACTGTTTTTGCAGCATCTACAGCAGCACCTACATTATTTGACCTAATAGCATTTTCTAATCCTTGTCTTGCATTAGATATAGTCGCTGTATTATCTGCTACTTTTGTTTTATCAGATAATCCTATAGCATCAGGTCTTTTATCTATAGTTCCAAACTGTCCTGTTGGATCTAATTTTGATTTTTGTTCTTCTAACTCTTTAATTTTATTAGCAATAAAAGTTCTTGGGGCTGTAAAACTTTTTGCTTGTTCTTCTAATTCTGCTATCTGATCGTCTATATTTTTTCTTGCTGGGTCTAAATCACTAAAAACACTTGCTGTAGATCCTAGATCTGCAGTTCCTCCTAAAGCCTCTTTAGTCTGTTCAAAAGTTCCTCTACTGACAGCCTTATCATCAAAAGAAGTACCAGTTGTTGGTGTTTTTTGTTTGTTATTAGTAATTCCTTCTATTAAACCTTTAGCAGCACCTAGTATTCCTCCACTAGTTACATAATCTTTAGCTGCACTTACAACTTTTCCTGTGGCATCAACTACATTAAGACCTATATCTTTTATTTTACCTATGTCTCGTAATCTACCATATTCATCATATGCTTTACCAATTCCTGGACCTGGAGTAAACGTGTCTGAACCAGGAGTTCCTCTACTGTATGTCCCTGTTCCACCGCTAAATCCAAAACCTAAACCTTTTCCTGTGCCTTGTGCTCCACCACCAACTGGCATACCACTTTCTCCAGAAGCAGGCCCTCTACCTCCACCAGCTAAAAGTTTTTTAGTTTGCTCAAAACTATCTTCATCTGGTAATTTTTTTTCTTTAAAGTCTATTTTAGGAATTGTAATTTTACCAAAAACATTATCACCAGTTTTAGGTGGCACTATATCTGCTACTTTTGGTGCATCATCTGTTTCATACTCGTATTTATATTGTCCTGTTTTAGGATCAACTTTTAATACTAATCTATAAGATGGAGTTCTTCCAGTAAGGGCTGAACTGCCTCCTATTTCTCCTGGTTTACTAGATTTTATGGTAGCCATTATCTAAAAAATCCTTTACTTTTATTATCTTTATTGTTTAGTTGTTCCTTGAGGGATAGTAGACGCCTGAGAGAAATCAGTTTCCCCTGGCCTCGGTACAGCTCCAACTCCGATGTTGCCACCTCCAGCTCCTGTTGCGTCTGCTGGATTTGCTCCTGGAGGTACTCCTCCATTAGGTCCCATACCAGCTTGTTGCTGGTCAGGGCTTTCATTTTCTTTATTTCCATTTGTCATCCCCATTATTCTTGCAAATATTGCTGCTTTTTCTGGATCGTTAATTAAATCATCTGGATCTATATCTAGTGATTTAGCGATCTCTCTTAGTACTGAATGCCATCTTACAAACGGTGCAATATTTGGATTGTTAGCTGTTTGCATAAATGTCATTAATCTTTGTGAACGAACTTCTTTCTGCATTAAAGAAGATGTTCCCATAGCTTTTACATCAAGGTCTCCTTGTATTTCTGGTATATCAGAATTAAACTGCATATTCCAAGAGAACAAAGATTCACCAAGGGGTCGTAACAAATAATCGTCAATATTTTTTATAACAGTTTTTATATTAAGTGCAGCTGCTCCCATAAGCATAGACATACCTGCTGCTGTTCTTGTTGTAGATTGTACACCAGTTGCTCCATGTGAATATGAAGGAATACCTGTTGCTTCATCTGCTAGTTGTCTAAATTTATCAAACATCTGTAAATTTTCAAATGATGTATTAGGAAATTTTAATCCATTGATTGCAGTTCCTGTAACTCCAGATTGTCTTCTAAATATTTTACCAGGATATATACTCATATCTTGTCCTGGTACTAATTGTGTTTCGTCAATATCAAATACTAAATTACCTGCCAATGCTAAATTATCTATAGCCATTCTTGCATGACCATTCATCACCATTTGTGCATCTTCCATATTTTCTGGTAGTCCTACACCAAAAAATTGATATGGATTTATTTCATACGGTGCAACATGATATGGTAGTCTTTCAGGTGTAAATGGATTTAATACTAATCTTAATATTTTACCATTGCATATCCATGCATTTATTTGAACTTCTTCTAGTTCGTCTATAGCATCAATATCTTCACTAAATTCTAATCCAGCATCTTTAGCTAAATGCTTATCCATTAGTCCCCAATATTCTAATACTTCAAATCTATTTTTATCTAGATCATCTATATTTTCTCTATCAAGTAGTGCAGTCTCAAAACCTCTTGCTTGATAATTAGGTCCCATTTTTAAACAATCAGATATAGCAGAATCTCTAAAGAAAGGTCTATTTTTTAAATCTCTTAATTGAGATCTGCTTAGAGTGTGCCTTTGTATAGTATACTCACAATCTTCTACTGATGTTGCATCTGGATCTGGATAAAAATCCCAGCAACTTACTGCTTCTATTTTTGGTACTAACTTATACTCAGGGCTATACTCCATTCCTTCTTCAGATTTTTCCCATTTATGTTGAGTCTTTTCATGATTAAAAGGCCCTTTAATAATTCCTGTTCCAAGCAATGCCATTTCAAATAAAGCATGTCTTAAAACAGTTATAGCTGAGGTTTCTTCCAACTGATCATGGATTAATTTTTCCATATTTCCAGCAGCTTCTTTTGCTGGCGATAATGGTATTTTTTTAGTTGGGTCAGGAGAAGGTCCTTCTTTTATATTTAGCCCTTCATATTGATTAGCCAATCCGCCAAGTATAGTTTCTGCCGTTGCTCCTGGTTCTAATTCTCTACCATCACCTGGAAATCCATATGGATTTGGTAATGGCTCTTCTGGTGTTTCTTCTCCTTCTTCAATATATGCACGTTCTGAAATACCATCAGGCATTTTAGTTGGTGTTATACCAAGTGGAAACTTTGCATTTGCAAATAGAACTTCTATTAGTTGGCCAAAAGCTGCCAATACTTTTGTTTTAGTTATCTTAACGAATACTCTTGATTTTTCTCGTTCTGTAAAAGTCATGTCAGAACCATAGATTCCTCTATAATTTCTATATGCTCTTAACCAACGGCTTTCATCAAAAAGACGGGCATCTTCTGCTCTTGTAAATTTTGCTTTTATATAGCCAGAAAGTCCGCCATATTCTTCTGCCACTTCTTCAGTAGTGGCTTCATCAGATAAAGCTACAGTTTCATCAGTAGTATCCATTTTATATTCCTAAATTAGTAGTCTCTTTCATCGGCTAGTGAAAAAATTTTGCCGTCCACCATATTAGTTTTCACTTTTGGTGCATCAACATTTTCTCCACCTACTTCATCAGCAGGAAGGTTCATAGGATCGTTACCAGCTTTTGCACTAGGAACTTCGTCTAAATCACCTTGCTTATATTTTTTCATGATGTCCATGTTATTTCTCCTTATTTTTAGTTTTTGATAGTGACTCTTGTATAAATTTTAAGAGCCATGGATTATCTCGTAAGACAATATGTATTTGGTTAGCTAATGTGTTTGTAACAACTTCTTCTTTATCTTCATCTGATAATGGATTAGATTTAGTTGTAAGCCCACCAACATAACAACACGCATGTAATACTTCATGAATTACTGTATTTAATAAGTCGTGCTGTTCTAAATTAGTATTTATTTGTATTTTATTTTCTCTTTGCAAATAGTGCCCATAACAATCTGTAAGATTATCTGTTCTAAAATCTGCATCTTTTATCTCAATAGTTAAATCTTGAAATCCAACTCTTAATTTTTTTCCATCTATATCCATTAGTATCCAAACATCCTATCTGCTGGTTTGTATTGTTTATTATGCCCAAAGTCTGAAAAACCAGATCCTTGTGGATTGATGGGGCGAGACATACATCCGTAACGTAATGCATCGTATGCATGATCTTCTGTGTGCGTATCAACATCCTCTGGATTATTTTTATCGCATGGTAAAAGAGGTAGTGTTCTTATTAGATTAATACAATTATTAAAAACATACAAAGAAGGTTGTTCTCCATCATTTGTCTCTCTTAATGATAGTCGTTTATGTATTTCCAGTTTACCGTTGATACGACTTCTTGGTGATCTATCAGATGGTCTCCATCTACATCCTGCAGTAATCATTGTTTCTGCAATACTTGGACCAACATCACCTCTTCGTGCCCAAGTGCTTGAATCTAAAACTCCGTATCTTATATACTCTTTATGCTCTAGATTTAAAACTTGTTGTGCAAATACATCAGCTGTAACTTTTTTTGTATACAATTCTCTATAGACCCATAAATTATTATCAAAGTCTATAGCAAACCAAAGTACACAAGCAGGTGAAGAATATCCCCAGTCACATGCTCTAAACTTATGCCAGTTTCTAGGAATGTCAAAAGGTTCTACAACATGAACATCTTTACTAAACTCTGGAAAGGCTGCATCTTCATATGCACCCCAATCTCCATCTAGAAATTGTTTTCTTTGCACTTCAGGTAAAGAAGCTAGCATAACATAATAATCCTCTGTTTGCATCAGATATGGATTATCTTGTAACTTAGCTGGTATAAATCTTCTTGTTATTTTTTTATTACCAACTGGTGTTTGTATTTCAATATCAAATCTCGTATTAGGAACTGCTGGGTCTACAAACATTTCTTTTACCCAAGTAGATCCTACGTTGCCAGGGTTACCTGTTGCTCTCATAAATACTGGTATCTCTGGATCTACTGATCTAAGAGATGACCTTAAAAAATTATAGATATCTGGATTAGGATATTGTGGTAACTCATCTATTCCTATCCAAGTGTATGACTGCCCTTGATATCTAAGAGCATCTGTAGTATTTTCTGCATATCCAAATTCTATTTTAGCACCAGATGGAAATCTCCATTCTTTTTCTTGCTCTCTCCATTTAGCACCAGGATATGCTTTAGGATATAATTGTTGTGAGTGATTAATTAAATCTCTCAACTCTGGCATTGAACGTCTTAGTAATAAACCTCTATGCTTTTGTTTATCACAATATCGTAGTGGATCAATAAGCATTGCATATGATTTACCACCGCCTCTTGCTCCACCGTAAAATACTTCTCGTTCTGATGCTGCTAAAAACTGTGTTTGTGGCCCACTGTTTGGCTCAAATATAATTTCTTGTTCTTTTACAGCTTCTTTAACATTTGGTGGAACATCATCAAATTCTTCTTCAACAAATATATTTTGTTTATTTTCTAATATATTGTCTGCTTTTTTTAAAGATTCTTTTTTATTCTTTAATTTCTTTTGTGCATTGTGATAATTATCTTTTGCTTTTTGTACTTGTTTAGCTATATCACTAATACTAGCTTTAGCTGATTTTTTTGCTTTAGCTACTTTTTTCTTTTTAGGTTTAGGAGGTTCAACATCATTCACTTCGTTTTAACACTTTCATTAAACCTGGAGCAGATATATATCTGCCTGTTTTTCTTTGCATCCAACCAGCAACTTCTCGATAGGAACAGCTTTTAATATATTGTTTTGCCTGTTCTATAGCTTCAAGTTCCTCTTGAATTGGCTCTAATAATTTATCATCCTCTTCGTTAATTTTATAACCAAAAGGAACAGTTCGTGAAACTCTTTTCTTTAATCCTAGACTCATGCTTCTTTAGCTGGCAATACAAATATACCGTGGGCAATTTTTGCATTAACATCTATTTTTTCTTTTTTAACAAGACCGACTCTATCCAAGATTTGCTTTGCCGCTTCCATTCTGATATTAGCTCCAGGAATAGAACCGTCATCACTAAGAGCACGACTGATACCAAGGGCGGCTTTTGGGGAGTGCGCTGCCAAAACGTTTTCCGCTTTTTCAATAATCTCATCTTTTAATCCTTGTACAACTCTTGGGTAAGATGTAGGAGAGTATCCTGCAAGCTCTGCAGCTTTTCTAGGATCTCCGTCTGCATCTGAAAATAAAACAGATAAAAATGTTTTTTGCTTATCTGTTAGTTCTTTATTATCTTTTTTATCTAATAGCATTTTAGCCAAATATATTAATTACTACAGCTAAAAAAATAATAACAACTGCACCAGCTTTGATGTAATCTTTCTTAGTCCAGCTTTGGTAGTTTTTACACCACTCTATAATTTTATTTATTTTTTCCATAATGTTCTCCTTTAGCAATTCCATGCTCTTAGTGATTTATTAATTCTTGAATTAGGATCATTAGCAGTTTTTTTAGAAGTTAATTTTTTCTTCATGCCTTTCATCCTTGCACAAAAAGAGGCTCTTCTTTTATTTCCTACTTTTTTACTTGGTGCTTTAAGGTTACGTTTCTTTCCTGTTTTTGTTTTACCTTTATTATATGATGCTCGACCCTTAGCATTTAATCCGCCTTTTGGATTCTTTCCTTCTTTTCTTTGCCATGCTGGAGTCTTAGCCATACATTAGGCCTTTTTCTTTTTTTTCTTTTTAAGATCTTTAAAATGTACTAAAGGTTTACTATTTTTACTATGAGTTTTGCCTGTATGTAATTTACCATTAGGCATTTTGTGCGTAGCACCTTTCCATTCTTTACCATCTTTTGTGTAATGTTTTACGCCTTTCATTGTAATACCTTTCTATTATGTAACCATTCTATTTTTATTTTTTCTTAACGCTGTAAAATCTGCAGACGTAATTCTATTTTTAGGCTCTGCTACACGAGCAATTTTCATTTGCCCGTCTGTTAGTCTTCTTTTACCGTTTTTATTTTTTCCGTTTATTCCTGGCATCATGTTTCCTTTTTAATGATTGTTTAGCTTTATTCGCAATACTAACTACTTTAGTCTTGCCCATAACTTTTGCACGCTGCTCCATTACTGTTAAGATTTGTATTTTACGGGCGTATGGTTTATTTACTTTTTTTACTTTAGCTACTGTTGCCCTTGCATCAGCTGGAGTAGCAAATTTTATACTAACTGTATCTTTTGGATTTTCATCCGTATACAATCGTCTACCAGATCCTTTTGGCTTTTTACCTGTTCCTTTTTTTGGATCTTTTGACATTTGATTTCTTTTTTAATATCGTTCTAACATTTGTAGGTTTACCTCCTACACCTTGTGCTTTAGACCTTTTTCTAGATACAGCACTTTTAATCTGAGATGCTGACATAGATTTTGCTTTAGATCTTGGCACACATTTAGGATAGCCTCTTTTACTTCCACCTTTTGCTGACTTACGTCCACAAGCCTGAAACTTTCCTTTTTTCTTTGGAGCACTGATATCAACCCAATCTCCTTTAGGTCCTTTACCAAACCAGGCTGTTAATCCTCCTTGTGGTTTAGCCATTAGGAACTCTTATATCCGCCACCTCTTTTTTTATACGTTCTGACTAACCAGCCATTAGCATAAGCAGATGGGTATACTTTAAACTTACGCTTTGCCTCTGCCTTCACTCTTGCATAGAGTGATGGATTAGTAGGTACAGCTCCTTTTTTCTTACTTGCTTTTTTCTTCGCCATTATCTAACCTATTATAAAAATCATCTAATGCGTTATGCTCGCAGTTTGAACATTTGCATACAGAACATTGTCCTCCATTACTGCAGTGACAGCTATGCTCACAATGTTTACACATTAGGTCTATTTTCTTTTTTTGCTCTTTTTGCTCTTTGAGTAGTTCTTGATCTAGTTGCATGGGCTTGCTCCTTAGATTTTTTATTGAGTAATTCTGCTAATTCAGAAAATTTCATATGTATATTATCTATTACTTCTAAATAAAGATCCTACTTTTTTTGGTCCTGTTTTCTTTTTGCCAAATGTTACAGCCTTGCCAGACTTATCTTTAAGAACACCAGATGATGTTTTAACAACATTTCTTTTAGGGCCAACTTTGCCTCGTTGATTTTCTCTTATGTTAGCTCGCTTTTCATTTTCCATTTTTTGCTTGCCACTAACTTTTGATAGTTTACTTTTTTTCTTAGGTCCAGGAGACATTGCTTTAGGTAATGCTTTAGGAGTTTCTTTTTTCTTAAAGTTAGATCCTATAAACTTACTTCTATCTTTATTTAAAAATTTAGATAGTGGTGATCCTTTTTTCATTTGAGTACCTATTGTAGTTAAAGCAACTAATGCAGGTCCTGCTATTGGAATAGCTCCTAGTGCTGCTCTACTTGCAACGGTAGTTGCTACTTTTTTAACAGCTTTTTTTGTAGCCTTTTTAGCTATTTTTTTAACTTTTTTCTTTACGACTTTCTTTACAGTTTTCTTTGCAGCTTTTTTAGTTGCTTTCTTTTTAGCCATGGGGTTCTCCTAGTTATTTATTTTTTTTATTTTTCTTTTTAGTTTTTTTATTCTTTTTATTCATTGCTTTATTTGGTTTCATTCCTCGCATAATAATCTCCTATAAGTTTTGCGTTTAGTTACTGTGGATTCGTAGTAGTCTGTAGGCCAAGCCTTATAGAATCCTATTTTATTTAAGTTAGAACTTGCTTTTTCTAACTCTTCGAATGGCTGAATAAGCACCATAAGAAACTCGTTATCTGATTCCCAGTCTGTATTCTGTAGAAACTCTACAGGTTCTATATCATCGCCTGGGTGGGATGCCATCAGGTATGTATCCTGTGGCACAAATACATGATTTAGTGCATGAACATAGCTATTTAGCTCGTCTGCTGTTATTTTAAAGTCTGGGCATGCTACAATACAAATCTTTTTACCAGATTGTTTAAAGTTATTACATTGGTTAACAACTGTTTGTAGTAATTTTTCTCCAGATTCTTCTACAACTATATTAACTTGCCCAGATATCCTTGCTTGTTTAGCATAAGGACATACAGGTTTGTTTCCTAACTCTTTGTTTGGCAGTTCTAAGAAGTCTTTTGACCAGGATATGATGTCTTCTTCAATTGTTCGCACTGGTTATCATTAGTTTTTTTAGATTTTTTTCTAAATATACTGTTAAAATGGTCTTCATCAAAGCGATGATAATGGCTCGGTCGCCAATAATTCTTAAATGTTCTTATTGCCATACAAAAAATTCGTTATATATCATGTAGTTACCGTGAATGTCCATGGTTTATTTACATAATAGTAGTGTGTGACCCTTTGGTAACTACTAATTATATATATTATACAGGTGTATAGCGATTCTGTCAATACATTTTTTTATTTTTTTATTGACAAAATCGAAATAGGGGTGTATAATGGTATTAGGGTCCCCCCCGAGGGTCCTATATGTATTCCATAAAGGTATTCCTATTAGGGACTCCATTGATAAATGCCCGAAGGAGTCCATACTAATGTGGCCACCAAAGTGGTTTACATTGATTTCTAGTAATTTTCCCATAGCACCGTATATATATATACCCCCACCCGCCTGTCCCCCTGCATATCCCCTAATGATTTCAGTAGCTTATAAAAAAATACTTTTATACAGCCCTTAGTGATGTCAAAAATGTATCTTTATAAATATTATGGTTAATAACCTAGGGGGAAACATAGCAAATAAAAAAGTGTATCTTTTAAGAGCCTATAAAAATTCTATTTCCCTTCTTTTATACCCCCCCATGTACTATACCTATATCAGCTTGATATATACCACTATGATACACCCAGTAAAACTATGGTAATGTTGGCGGTAAAAAATTTGATATAGTGCTATATGGATATATCGCTATATTGATATATCGCTATATAGAGCCATTTATTTAATAGGCTTGACCTAAGTA